TCATTGTCGTTACAGCACTAGCGATCTGGAATATAATCAACCCCTAGCAAACGAGGAATGTTCTATCGTACACAACGGTGTTGTTACACAAGAACTACCTGAGAACTGGAAGACTTTGTTTCCTGAATATGTTTGTGAAACTAAAAATGATAGTGAATTGATTTTACACTCACCTTCACCATTAGAAGAATTCCCTGATTCTTCTATTGCTGCATGTGAGTTATGGGCTGATAAAAAACTAATTACATATCGTAATGGTAAGCGTCCATTATATTTGACTTCTATGCTAGATGGATGTATAATTACTTCTACAACTAATATTGCAAGACGAGCAGGAGTCGATGGTGTTACTATGGAAGTTCCCATGAACACTTATATGACTATTGATTCTAGTCTTACATTCGATATGCAAATAGTAAAGACAAATAAACGAGACTTACAAAGGGTTGATTATGAATTATCCGTCTAACAAATACACATGGGGCTATGAGATTGAATGGGGTGATGTAGATCGTAGACTAGTCGTTCCCGAACATCTTGGTAAGTGGGAATTCGCTGAAACTGATATTGTAAACATTCATGAACCTTTTAAATATATCGCTTGTGATCCTCTTGGTACTGATCCATACATGGGTGGTGAGATTAACACTAAGCCAACTAATACTTGGCAAGAACAAGTGGATCGAGTCATGGAGATACATAGCTTCTTTGCTGATGCTGGCAATAAGCCTTCTGCTTCTTGTGTAAACCATGGTCACCTTCATGTGTTTGTTCCTGGTCTTAAAGATGATGTAGCTACACTTAAGAAGTTAGTCTCTTATATCAAAGCCAATCAAACAGATACTATTGAAGCATGCTATGGTTTCTACGAAGCATCTCAAATGAAATCATGCAAGGGTGCTAAGATGTATCTCAAGTATGACGGCGGACGAGAAATGCCAGAATATATGTGTGACAATATCGTCAATCTGGCAACAGACTTTGAACACTTTATCAAGTTGCATGCTGCTGGCAAAGATGGTGTATCAATGGGTCGTCCATTCCGATACGCCATCAATACATACTGCATGAAGCATACTGGTACTATCGAGTTCCGTTGTTTCCGCTCAACAACTAAGCGTGACGAGATGGAAGCCCAGTTCCGTTTTGCCGAGAAGTTTATTGAAGCTGCATTGAACGATGGACCAAGCGTCAAAGAAATCCTTGCTGCAGATAACTATAAGTTCCCTCCATTCGTATGGGATCTTAATGAGTATGTTGGTTGGGAAAAGACAAAGTGGGATAAAGAACGTGGTAACAAACAACGCGAATACCTTGCTGTTGCGTAAATGCACCCGAGACGAATTCGTAGCAGCAATCACTGATGATAAAGCTGACGGTTTCGCCAAGACATTCAGAGCCAAAGCAGATATGCAGGATCAATGGGATGAATGTCTTGGTGCCTTTAATGCTGACGGTGAGCTCATGGGTGCAATCATTACCACTCTTGGAAAGACTAATCCCCGTGTGGCAAACCTACAGCTGCTACATACTTTTGCTAAACATAGACGTAAGGGTATAGGAAAGCAATTGACCTTAGCTTCTTATAACGATGTCGTTTCCCGTGGATCAGTATACTTTAGAGTGTCTGCGGAGCCTGATGCTGTAGTGTTTTATGAGAGTATTGGGTTTAAGTTCTGGGGTTTACAAAAGTCTGGATGTAGTTTGAGTATGTTTAAAGTTGTTGGTAGTATCAATGAAGGACTTTACAACGATGCTGATCCAATCTTACAACGAGCATTATACAGTGGACGCAAGGGAAGTCTTGCATCGTCATATAAAGAAACACAGCCAGTTGACTTAGCATCTTTTATATAATTATGGATTACAGACTAAAAGAAAATCGTCGTGAAGCATTCATCCGCTGGTACGCATGGTCATTGAAGTATGATGACTGCGATCCAGCTGTATGGGCTACTAACTATCTCAACAAACGCTACGAGCACAACGATGAGCAACGACTCTGGCTTTGCTGGCTCTATGGAAATACATACCACTTACCAACTGCATGGGTTCTGATGAACGAGTTCCCTGACTTTGAGTTGGCAACAGTTGATCGTATGCAGCAGTGGAACACTACTAATTACAAGCGACTGCGATATCAAACAGATACAAAGTGGAACAAAGGTCACTTACCTACCATGTTTGCTTCATATCAGAAGTTTATTGGTGGCAAATCTCAACGTGAAGTTATGGAGGCTCATTATGGAGACAACGAGGAAAAGTCATTTGATAATTTGTGGGAAAGTGCTAAGACACAGCTGCATAAATTTGGTCGTTATTCTACTTGGTTTTATCTTCAGCATCTTAAGCATACCGCTGATGTTCGGATTAGCCCTACTAGTCTCATGCTTGACGATTATGATGGGTCTCGCTCTCACCGTAATGGGTTGCATCTTGCCCTCGGCGAAGATGACAAGTACGATCAGAAACTGGACAGAGCAGCTTATGTATCTCTTGAAAGTCAAGCCAGAGAAATCTTAGAAGAAACCATCAGAAGATTCCCTGAGTTAAAGAATCAAGTTGACTTCTTTACAATGGAAACCTGCCTGTGTTCTTTCAAGAAGATCTTTAGAGAAAAGCATGGTCGTTATCTTGGTTACTATCTTGATCGTCAAGCTGAAGAAGTTATGCAATGCGAGAAAGATGGTTGGTACGGTATCGATTGGGATGTTCTATGGCAAGCTAGAAACGAAACTATTGACCTTCGCTTAGACCATAAACGAGGAATCAATAAAGAAAAGTATCCTAACTTTATTAGATCAGGTAGAATAGAAAACTTAGACTGGTTCTTTGATGATGAAGAGCCTCAACATATTGGATTGGAGATGTTTGGATGAAAAAGATTATTGCTGTTGGTGGTCAACCAGGAACTGGTAAAACTACTCTTTTCCGTAAGTTTATCGATAACTACGATTGGAATAAGTGCGAGCCTAAGAAACTACTCAATGCTATGTATTGCGAAGAGATCGATACTTATGTCTTAGGTAAGTACGAGGACGGAGAAACCTTTGCTGGAACTGATCGCTTATCAATGGCAGTCCAACCAGCAGCGCAAGAGTTTGTAGCTGGTACTAAGTGCAATGTCCTATTCGAAGGCGATAGAATCTTCAATCAATCCTTTTTGGAGTTCTGCATGGCTCTGCCCAACAGAGACTTGCAAGTTGTATATCTAAAGGTTCCTGATACTATGCTTAAGGAACGATATGCCGAACGTGGCTCTGATCAGTCGGAGGTTTTCCTAAAAGGCAGGGCGACTAAATATAGTAATCTGCTTTCAAATTTTGAATTGATGTCCTATATTACTGAGTTTGCAAACACTAACTTAGAGGAGCAAGCGAAGGTTCTAGCGTTTCTGGATTCCCATCTAGCATAGCGTAAGAGTCTTCTGGAATACGATGAAATTCCTAGAAGAAGCTAATTTCAATTGGATGGATATGCTCAATTTTCATGAGCGTCCATTTAGGGCTAAATTCATCCCCGCAAAAGTTTGGAAAGATCTAGATCGTTATAAGAATGATGAACGGGGTCTTTCCAATTATTTTAAAAAGTGGCGAACTCGGCTAGAGTTTACGCCTGAGATATCTAAAGCCAAAATATACGAGAAGTATATTGCTGTTGGCGGAGAATACGACCCTGATGTGCGTCAATGTGTTCTACAGATTCGAACTATATACTACGATACATTCCCCTTTACTCCTCCTACATGGGACAGGTTTAAGTATAAACTTATACAGGTTCTTATGCATGAGATCATTCACTTTATGCAGTTTGATCGTCGTGGAGATGAGTGGAGTAACTACATAGTTCCATATAAAAAAATTGGTAAACAACAAGTAGATGATGAGCGACAATATCTATCTGGTTTTGATGAGATCCAAGCCTATGCTCATTGCGTATGGATAGATTATAGATCTTTTCGTCCAAAATTTTCCATAGAAGATCTGCTTGCTCGTTCAAACACAAGTCACGATTCCAGCACCCTACGATATTTTCTTAAAACCTTCAACTACGACTATCGTAACAATGAAGCTATCCCTAAGATTATTCAGCAAATAGGTAAATGGGAGCGTAAGTATCATCGTGTGCTGAAGAAGCCTAAATAATAGGTTATAACTATCAGGTTACACTATGGCTACTGCTAATACAATTCTATCCGACATTAATGAAATCCAGACAGGATATTTCCTAGCTGGAGAAAAATGGTTTGATAACGACGCAAAAGAACAATTCAATATGCGTGCCAAACAAGCCACGCCCGCAGAGGTAGCTGATGCTATTGGTAAAGCTAGGGTAATGGCACAAGAGTTTATCGTATGGGCTAAAGCCAATGGATATAAGACACCTATTAGAGATGTTTGGTGGACTGCTAGACCAAACTCTATGACTAGAGCAGTTGGCTATCCAGTCGACCAGAAAAAGAATCCAACTGACGTACTAGTTAAATTTACATCAGGACCATCTGACGGTTTCCTTGGATTGTCTGCTAAAGCTACGCAAGGTAGCGGTGATATTGGATTTAAAAATCCAGGACTAGGTACTGTTGATAGAAACTTAAATATGAAGTTGGCTCAAGAATACGACAACCAACTTAAACAAACTATTAGAAAATTTGCATTACCTGAAGCCTCTGCTGCACGAAAGTTACACATTCGTTCTAATCCAGGTATAAAGAAACAAACTGAAGAAATCGGTGTTCAGATTTTAGCTGCAATGCGTGATGAATTGTTAGTTCGTCTAAACAAATTCAAACAACCTGAACTAATAAAGTATCTACTAAGTGACTGGATGGATGCGGAGATCGTCAAGCCACCTTACATCAAAGTCACTGGTCAAGGTAACAAAGAACCATACAGAGCAGTTGCAATGGATCCAACAAAGAATGAAAAGTTGGACGCACTAGCAAAATATAAAGTCACTCTTGAAAAAACAGGCAATGAGTCTATTGGCGTCAAGGCAGGTGAAAAGAAAATCATGAAGATCCGTTTCAAATTCGAATCAGAAAAGATGGCATCTTCAGTAAAACTATCTGGAGATCCATGGTAATGAAATCATTAAAGTCCTTTATCATTGAGGAAAAGAATACTCATATGGAGCACCTTGAAGACCTAGTCTTCAATGAAGGTGTTGCTGGCGCCCGCAAAGCTATCAATTTCTTGCGTGACCTTCGCGATATGCTTGCTGGTAACTCTACTTCTAAGATCACTGCCACTGTTAAGTGGGATGGCGCACCAGCTATCTTTGCTGGTATAGATCCAAGAGATGGAAAGTTCTTTGTAGCTAAGAAAGGTATCTTCAACAAAGAGCCTAAAGTATACAAGACCGCAGCTGAAATTGACGCTGAACTATCTGGTGATCTAGCAGACAAGTTTAAAATTGCACTCTCGGAGTTCTCGAAACTAGGCATCAAGTCTGGTGTTTATCAAGGTGACCTTATGTTCACCGATGATAAAAAGATCGAGACTATTGATGGTGAGAAGTACGTAACCTTCCATCCAAACACTATTGTTTACGCTATCCCTTACTCTAGCGAACTAGGTGCTAAGATTCGTTCAGCTAAGATTGGTATCGTTTGGCACACTACCTACGAAGGTAAATCTTTTGAGACTATGTCAGCATCCTTTGGTAAAGGTATCGTAGAAAAGTTCAAGGATGTTTCTACCATATGGATGGATGATGCAAACTATAAAGACTATTCTGGAACTGCAACGTTTACTAAGTCAGAGACTGCTGCAGTAACTAAAATGCTTTCTGATGTAGGTTCCATGTTTCAATCAATGAACCCACTAACCCTCAACGCAATCTCCCGTGATGAAGATCTATTGATGCAGGTTAAGACCTACAACAACTCCAAGATCAAAGCCAACACACCAATCACTGACATCAATGCACATGTCACTGGACTTTTCAATTATATTCATGACAAGTTCCAGAAGGAAATTGATACCAAGAAGACTCAAAAGGGTAAAGACGTTCAAGAAGAAAAGCGTAAGAAGATTCTGGCATTCTTTGCCAATCACGACAAGCGTGAGATCGTTAAGATCTTTGAGATAGCCGAGAAGCTAACAGCCATCAAGGAAATGATTATTAACAAGATGAACGAAGCTGGTCATATCTCTACCTTTATTAAGACTGCTTCTGGATTCAAAGTTACTGGCGTAGAAGGTTTCGTGGCAATTGATCACCTATCAGGTGGTGCTGTTAAGATTGTTAATCGTATGGAATTTAGTAAAGCTAACTTCTCTTCCGATGTTATTAAAGGATGGCAGAGATGAGCGAATTAAATGATTTTCTGAAACTAATGGCAGAGGGTAAAAAGAAAGACCCAGTTGCCATTCGTTCTCAGGAAATCAAAGAAAACATCAAGACAGATCTGGGAAGTTTATTCTCAGAGATATCTATCATCAAGAGTCAAGATCCTAAGGTTCAGAAAACTAAAGAGATCAAGAGTCAACTCAAAGAAAAACTTGAGTTCGATCTGAATGATGTTTTCGCAGAACTATCTTCTCTAAAGAAGCAGAAAGAAGAACTTGAAACAGTAGTTGAACCTATCGTTGAAGAAGTTCTTATTGAAGTTGCTCCACTACCAACACCTATCGGAGTTGTCCCACCTGCTGCACAACTGCCAGATGTTGCATCATATCTGCCACCGCAGAAACAAGAACCAGATGTCACGCAGCGTGATATTAAAACTGTAAAGGACAAGATTAAATTTCTTGAACAGTGGATTAGTAAGATTCAAAATGCTGGTCCAGGTGGTGGTGAAGTAAACCTTCGCTATCTAGACGACGTTGCAAGAGAAACAATCTCTGATGGTCGTTGGTTAAAGTATGATGGTGCTCGCAAGAAATTTGTATTTGATGACATCAATCCATATGAAGTTGTATATAATACAACTGAAGTGACTACTACAACTTATACTGTTCAGGATACTGATTACTACATTGGTGTCAACTATGCTGGTCCAGTTACCATAACCCTACCAACATCTGCAAATTCTGGTCGTATGTTGATCATCAAAGATGAAGATGGTGATGCAGAAACAAACCCTATTACTGTCCTCGGCAATGTTGACAATGATGCTGGCGGATTTATAATTCAAATTAACAATGGTGCCATTCAGATGATATATCGCAATGGCTGGAGAATCGTATGACATATTTGTTCACAAACAATCAAGAAGTTAAGAATGATACTGGTAATCCATTACCAGTATCAAAGAACACTACAGTAAACTCTTCAGAAAATCCAATCTTTGTTGATACTGGTCTAACTATTCCAGCAGTATTTGATGGAGAGATTAAAAATGATTCTGGTAATCCAATTCCAGTATCTAAGAATACATCAACCAATTCTGATACAAATCCAATCTTTGTTAAGGGAACTTCTGACTCGAGTTTCTTTGCTCCAACTCAATCAGATGCATTCGGTAGACTGCGTGTGAGTAATCCATATACTTTATTTGATGGGGGTGTGCGCTTTTCGGACAACGCATTTAAGTGGGATCAACAGGATATTGGTGCAGCAGCTTCAACTTTCTTGCCAAATGAAAGTTCTATATTAATGGCAACCACTGGCGCAGGATCAGCTATTCGTCAGAGTAAACAAGTGTTTTCCTATCAGCCTGGAAAAAGTTTATTAAGTATGTTGACTTTTGTTATGAATACTCCTACTGCTGGAGTTACTCAACGAGCTGGATATTTTGGAGCACAGAACGGAATCTATTTTGAAGTAGCAGGAACCACAAAAAATCTTGTTATTAGAAAATATACTTCTGGTTCAGTAGATGACACTACAGAAAAGTTCGCTCAAAGTTCTTGGAATGGTGATAAATTAGATGGGACTGGAGCTAGTGGAATAACATTAGATGTTTCTAAAGCACAGATTTTTTGGTGTGACATTGAATGGTTAGGTGTAGGATCGGTTCGTTGCGGATTTGTTATAGATGGACAGTTTATTGTGTGTCATACTTTTCATCATGCTAATATAGCAAACAAAGTCTATATGACCACTGCTACATTACCGTTACGATATGAAATTATTAGTACTGGACCAGCAGCTTCAATGAGAGCGATCTGTTCCACAGTTATATCAGAGGGTGGCTATATGAATCGTAGCGAAACCCGTGCCATAGGAACAGCACTGACTGGTAAAGATCTTAGCAACACAGTTTATAGACCTTTAGTATGTTTAAGATTGGCGTCAACTGCTATAGACTCTATTGTAGTTCCAACCGCATTTGATGTATTTGGATTACAACTAGCAGCTTTTGCATATCGTATTATTCTTAATCCAACTCTCACGGGAGCCAATTGGACTTCTGCTGGTACAGATAGCACAGTAGAATATGACATTTCTGCAACTGCTCTTTCTGGTGGAAAAGTAATAACACAAGGTGTATTTGTAGGATCTAACAAGGGTGGATCTGCTCAGGTTACTTCCAATGACATAGACTTTAGCCAACAATTAGGTAGAACCATAGCAGGTGTGTCAGACATATGGTGCTTAGCAGCAATCGCCACTACTAACAATGATGATGCTGTTGGTATAGTAAACTGGCAAGAACATAACTAGTATGTATAAGTCAGAATTTAAAATGACTAAATAATAGTAGATATATTTTTATAGATGGAAACAATGAAAAAGTTTAATCAGTTAGTCCGAGAGTTGCCTTCCAATACCGTTGTTTTCGCATTCGGTAGATTCAACCCACCCACATCTGGGCACGAGCTATTAGTCAAGACAGTTAAGAAATTAGCTAAGACTCACAATGCTTCTCACGCCATCTATGCATCTAAAACTCTAGATGCTAAAAAGAATCCCCTAACTGTAGAAAAGAAGGTTCACTATTTGAACCTTATGTTCCCTGACACCAAATTCGTTGCAGCAAGTGCAACTGTTCGTACGTTTATTGAAGCAGCAAAAGAACTTAATAAAAAGTATAAGAACTTAATCATGGTTGCTGGCAGCGACCGAATTCCTGAATACGAGAAACTCTTGAACCGATATAATGGTCAAGAGTTTCATTTCGATTCGGTAATGGTTATTTCTGCAGGTGAACGAGATCCAGACTCTGATGACGCATCAGGTATGTCTGCTTCTAAGATGCGTGCTGTTGCTTCTAAAGGTGACTATGCTCAGTTCAAGAAGGGTTTACCTTCTTCTATGAGAGACATTGATGGTCGTCGTTTGATGAATGACGTTCGTCAAGGTATGGGTCTAGACGTTGTTAAAGAACAAGTAAAGTTTACAGTTGATGCTATCCGTGAGAAGTATCACAAAGGTAAGATATTCCAAATAGGACAATTTGTAGAAAGTGGTGGTTCTACATATGAGATCTT